CTTGGGCTGATCTAGAAACATTTCTTTGTGCGCCAATCGCCATTGCTTCATTCATGGCTTGCTCTTGAAACGAACGTGTTGGGCCGACAGGATTAGAATCGGGAGATACGCCTTGAGCAGGGGCGCTCAGATTAATCGCGGCGTTGGCCGCATTTTTTACCGCAGTGTTTTGCGCCTCGGTACTCATAAGGCCAAAACCCATTGGCGAGGTCATTCCAGAGAATGTTGGGCCGTAAGTTTCTTGGGCGGGGCTTTGGTATCCTTGAGTAGTCGCTCTTGCTTTAGCGTCTTCAAAATCAAAAGAAGGCGAAATTGCGGGAGATCGCATTGCATTTTCAACTGCACCAAAGCCATCGTAGTACCCATAATCGACATCAATATCTACGTCCTGAATGCCATAGCCAATGCCGGGATTATTTGTTGGGTCTGTATCTGGGTGAGAACCAGTTGGAGAGCCAAGATTGAAGCCTAAGTCAGGGGTAGAACCTTCGTAGCCCCTGCTAACTCCGGGTGAGTCAACTGCCCCACTAGAGCCTTCTATCCCAGTGCTGACTCCGGGGTTGTTGGCATCTGCGGGGTTTCCCCCTCCGTTTTGGTTTCCGTTCCCATGCCCTGACCCCATACCGGAGCCTTGCCCACCTTGAGATGCGCCCGGAGCGCCGATATCAGACATGATTTACGCCTTGTTCATTACTTTGCGAACCGTTGTCGGCCACGTCCAAGACATATAGACAGAGCCATTCATCGGTTGCGGATAGACCACGCCAGATTCCCATTCATCGCCTTCGACATGGTGAGCCTCTTTCGGCTGATCCCAGCCCATGCGACAAGAGATAGATGAATCGCTTGTTTCGGCTTTCGATTCAAAGCCAACTTTGTATTTGATTTTTTCCATGTTGTTCCTAAAAGAAAAAAGGGGGGCTAATGCCCCCCTTCTCTCGTTGCGGTTAACGCTTTGGGTCTAACGTAGTCCCTTGCGGGGCTTTGCTAGAAGTACCGACTCCCATCGGGCGCTGGTTCTTGCCAGTGGAGGCAAGACCCAGTTCCTTTAGGGAAGAGGTGATCTTCTGCTGATCCGAAAGACCTGACTTTACGCCTACTCCTTGAGTTGACTGTGCCATAACGTACCCCCTAAGCCGCCGAATCCCACATAATTACGCGGGCTTCAGATGCAGTAGAGTGAACGAGGCCAGCGCCTCCCAAGTAGTACCACGCAATGCCACGGCTTCTACCAAAGTCGGTCGGAATTTTTCCTCGAATTTCTTCGGGGATAGCAACCGCTTCAGCAACCGTATCGGAGCCAAAGAAAATTGCCCAGTCCGACTTGGCATTCGTCCATGTGCTAGCGGCAGTACCCATACCAGCGGCGGCTCCGCCTTTGGCACGATAGGTCTGCTCGACAAAGCGCACACCCTCGTAACGACCAGTTTCACCGTTGCGGATCATCTGGAACCCGGATTCGACGTACTGATTTATCGACTCCAAGTCGTTTTTGAGAGCGCGGAACGTGGTAGGCCACGCGAGGCAGAAATAGTCATCGCCTTCGTAGGAAGGAATATTACGCTCCTTAGCCAAATCTACGATTGCTTTGACGTGATCCTTACCAAGAGCGACATTGTTCGTCAGCGTGGCAGTACCGTTAGTGGTCAACGTGACCGCATCGGTTGCCGTACCCGCAGTCGGAACAACACGCAAAGGCGTAGTGTCGATCTGGTCTGCAACCAAACCGTCCAACACCTGTGCCGCGTCGATCTTGAGGACTTTGTGGATGATCTCCTTTACAGGATGCTCAGACAAATCATCCAGTTTGGAGGTGAAAGGAATGCTGTTCCCATATTCCGTGATGGACATGGTTCCCTGCGTGATTGTGAAATTCGTTTCAGCAATCGCAGTGCCTTCGGTAAGTGCCGCACCTCCGGTAGCAACAGTGGAGTACACGTTCCAATGGAAAGTGTCGCCCTTGTTAAGACCTTGGTGTGACGCATCTTTAACATCTGCGAACTGACGGAATTTAACAATCGGACGCAAAGACATACGCAATTCCTTGGAGAGATTAAGGGAGTACATATACCCACCGAGGGTATTGGTTCCCCAAACTTGTCCAGCCATTGTTTATGTACCTTTTGTCAAAAGTTAAAAGAAGAGATCAGGCGGGTTGATTCCTGCCCTGTCTCATTTCCGAGATGATGTCGGAGTAGGTCAGTTCCACCTCGTCTTCGCCAATAGAGGCTCTGACGTTTTTGGGAGTGACTTCCTCCATGTCCTGCTTTCTTTCTTGACGAACTTCTTCAACAGGTTTTCCGCCCACTTTTTCCGCATATTGTTTTATCCACTCGCGGGCAAATTCGCCGCACTCATGCATAATGTCCCACGGATCGCGGGTAGGATTTTCTTGATAAAGTTCAGCAGAACGTCGGTCAGCGACAGCAAGAAGTGAACTGTCTTCAGCAATGTCGGGAAATTCCGTTTGGAACATATCGACGGCTTGCTTTCGACGGAGTTCATATCCGCGTTCTCTGGCCTGTTTCTCCTCTTCCCGCATCTCTGCCTTAGTCCGCTCAATGATGCTATTAACATCAACTTGCGGAGACTGAGATTCGTTAGCGCGAATCTTTTTTAACAAAGAACTTGCTTTAGATTCATCGCCTTGAAAGAGGGCATCGTGGTATTGCTCGTAAAGAGCATCAGTCGCGTCCGAAGATGGCGATTGTTCATTGCCAGCGTCCGAAGATGGCCGACGGGTTTGCGCTTCTAGGTCTGACCTATAAGCGTTCAGTTTGGCCTCATACTGCTCCAACTCTCGTTGGCGTTCTGCGGCCTCTTGAAGTCTTTTGTCTGCGGAGGAGTTTTTCTGGTACTGCGCGAGAACTTCGTCCCACTCTACATCAACAGCCTCGCCGTTGACTTTAGCAGTTGCGTACCAAGACTCTCCTTTTTTGACTAACGGAACACTCGCATCAAGCAACTGTTCCTCAAATACTTCTTCCTCCTCCGAAAAGGTTCCTTCTGTTTCGTGATCTTCGTGAACCTTCTCAGCAATTCTTTCGATTTCTGATTGTTGTCTGGTAAGACTTTCTTCTTCTTGAACTTCCGAGTCCACGTCCTGTTGGATAGCGTCCATGCTTACTCCTGTAACTCACTAAGAGTTTCATCTGCGTGTTTTGCTTGGTTAATGGCCTCATCAAGCCATGACATGACTATCTGCGGCAACCTAGCGCGAAATTGAAGTTCCCTGATGGCATCCTCGTCGCACGGTTCTACATTTATCCACGCTTCAAAGGCTTCTTCTTTTGCCTTGAGCGCTCGGCCTGCAATGAATCGTCCAACAGGAGACTTCAAAAATTCTTTTGTCTGGGAGCCAAGTCGGGACTCCGCAATCAACAACTCAGTTTCATCCATTTATTATTTTTATCCTTCTGCGCCGGGAACTTTCCCGTACTGATCGTTCATCAAAACGTCAGACATTTGTTTGCCGTCGTCATTCCCCGGAGAGACCCCTATCGAGGCATCCTCCTCAAGAAGCATCTTGTGAACGAGCGCCTCTTTCTGGAGGATTAACTCGCCTCTTGCAATGTCGTTCTTCTCCGCTTTAATCCTTGCCTCAATTACACCAATCTGTTGCTTGAGAACATCGGAACGCTCACGGGCATCAGTAGCGATCTGGGTAGACATGATGTCGCCCATCGCCTTCTCTTTTGCGGCCTGAACATCGGACTGACCTTTGATCTGAGCAGATAGGATTCTGGCCTCGGCATCAATCTGCTTCGCCGCGCCCTGATCCATCAGTTGCTGTACGGCTCCGGTAAGTTCTTCAATCTGACCAGAGATCATGTCAATGCGCGTCTGCTCTTCCTCGGCAACGAATCGTTTGCCGTCCTTGTAACCAAGAGCGCCAAATACTTCTTTGGTTATTTCACCTTGGTTAAGGAAGTTGATCAGGTCGGGGTTGATCTCGCCCATTGTCCTGATCCCCAAAAGAAGTCTTTCGATCTTCTTAACTGGGTCAGTAGCGCCTGTGCCGACATTCACGCCAACAGTCATTTCGTGGCGCAAAAGATCATCCATTTCTGGCCCGGTAAATCTCTGATAAAACCCGGGTTCTTCCTTGTTTTCTTGCTCTGCGCGGTTCGTTGCGACTTGCAGAACGACCTCATCAGTTTCGTAGTACTGCTCTAACCGAACCAGTTGCATAATGACTGGCTCGATCCACGTCTCAGCAAATGTCCTGATCATGTACTCGATCATTGAGTTCGCATTAGACGAGAGCATTTCCATGCCGCCGACGGTCTCATTCATCATGCGGTTGGTCTGCACGGTTCCCTGAGAGAAGTTTCCTGCGATGTCGTCAAAATCGACATTAAGTCGATCCTGCTCTTCGTAACTCGACGCCGTCACATCCGGGGTGTTAACTACCTGAACGTCGCTGATGGGGTCATCCATCATCACCGATCCGCCCGGAACGCTTCGCTTCAGAGCATGAATATCGATGTTGGAACTGCGCCGGATGTGGTATCTCTTATTGAGTACCAGTTGAACATTGTCAGAACGCTGGTTCGCAATGTCGTTAGCGGCGGTCTGAAGGTCTTGCGCCAGTTCGACCAAAGAAGTGGGGTAAGTTCTGTGTGCCTCTATGACGCCTCCACCCATCACATAGGGCCGCTCCCCTTCTCTTAAATGCGGATAAACCTCCTGCAACGGCTTTGGATCAGTGAGCATATGCTGAGTTCCAGCCGTGTAGAAAATCCAGTCCTTGCCGTTTCTTCTGACGATATTCTTGTGAATAAAGATCGTCTGGTACTCGGAAATACTTTCCTTCCGATCAACAAGCGGGTCTTGCCGCTTTCCCTGTCGGGTCTGTCGCGTCGAATCAAACTCTGGCTGTTTCGTAGACTCCAGAAGTTCTCCAAGTTTCAGGCGCTTCCATTTTGGCTCCCCTGTTTTTGGATCAATGGAATCCATCTTTTCCAAAACGTCTTGGAGATACATCGGAATGATCTCGATAACGTAGGGAGAAGTTCCAATTGGGTCTAACCAATCAGCCGCGGGATCGATTCTGAAATTCTCTGAAGCAATAAGACGAACATATGGGCAGTCTTTTACAACCCTTTTTTCTTCAATCTCATCTACAACCTCATTACCATCTTCATCAATTACGGGATTACCGTTGGGATCAGTAACCGGACGTTTGGTCTTGATTTTTTCTTCTTTGTATTCCCAGTACTGATGAGACACTACAGAGCCAAATACCAATGCCTCTTGATAAGCGGCGACCAGAGTCTGGAACCACGGAACAGTTTTTGTCAGACGGTACTGAAGCAAGTGCTTCAGGATCGTGGCGGATGCTCTCTGTTCTGGATCGGAATCGTTCTGCGGATAAACTGATACAACATCTTCAGTCGCAAAAAAAGCCGCGGTGACCGCGGCTTCGTTAGTTCTTATTGATGACCGTGTCTTAGGCCTGAATAGTCGAGACCTGTGCTGGTATTGAGGGGAGTGATATTTAGAGCCAGTCGGATGTTTCGACTGAAACAAAGATATGTTTCTATCCCACTGTCGGCGGAAGTTTGCATCCAGATAAGAGGTAGACGTGATGTATGCCTCTCTTGCTAACTTGAGCCACGGGGACTTTTCCTCCTCTAGGTTGATCGGGACATCTTTATCCATCAAATTTGACCTCGCCCGCGACATCCCGTTTAAGGTTCACGATTTCATCGGGGTTCATCTTTCCGCGGGTTACCTTTGCACGTTCCAACAACTCTCCTGCCCAGCGCATGATGTTTTTGTACTCAGGATCGATTTCATTAACCCTGATCCACATTCCATATCTCATTGACAGTGCCTCGTTCCAGATCGCAAGCATGGAATAGTCATTAGACGGCCCGACTGCCCATGCATGACCCGGGTAATGCTTTTCCAATGTATCAGCCACGTTCTTAACTAGGCTAATCATGGAAGCCTCTTGCATCATGTCGCCCTTGTGGGCATCAATAAGAACCTTCATGTTATCCGGCAAAAATAGCCAAGAGGACAACTACAACTACGATGATGGCTACCGCCTTTGGGTTTTCTTTGCAAATTTGAACAATTTTTTCTTTCATTTTTTCGGCCCGTATGGTCTGCGAGGATTCTCAAATAACTTTCTTGCCGGAAAGTCGTAGGCGAGGATTGGTTGCTCTGGCCCTTCCGTTTTGTCGCACAGTTCTTTCCAACTGTATTTCCGCGTTCTTACTTTTTGCTTAATGGTCGCCATCAGTGAATAGTGTGTTCTTCGTCGTGCAATACGATCACCGTTTCCTGCACAAGTTGACAGATAAGCGCACTAAGCGCGTGTGTGATCATTAGTCGTCCAATTTCGTCGGGGTTGCCTTCAATAAAGTTAGACAAAAAATCTACCGCCAGTTCTTCAGGAGTTTGCTCGGTATCCATATCAATACGCTGGGACGGCCTCCGGTTCTAAATCATCTTGGTATAACAACTGCGGCGGAGATGCTTCGATGTCATAGATGCGAGACATCGCATCCAACATATCCACATGGACTGCCGGAAACAGGTTGTATTCGTTGTCAATCATTCTTTGAACAACGTCGTACAGCCTCCCGTTCTCATCCTTTTGCCTAATAGGGCGAACAATGAGTGATCCATCACCTTGCTCAAACGCCTTTTTCTGATTTGACGTTAGAGAGTCTGATGACGGGGCCAGAAAGAAGCGCCAGTTCTCAAAGTCGGGCTGTAATCTTTGGACTCGATCCCGTTTAGAACCCGGCCCTTCTCTCGGCCACGCCAATTCTTCGATGGGAAAATAGTTGTTTTCTATTTTCATCATCTCTTTGAAATGCTCGATATCGGAGTCTTTTCCGTATCGCTCGTAACCTACCTTGACAGTCTGTACACCAGTCTGGCGAAGCCACTTTTGTCGAAACTTGCTGAGAACTTGCCAGCGCTCTGCAAGATTCAATCGATGACACAGCCCGTCTAACAGGTACTTATTGAATGCGTGATCGATTCCGATAATCGCTATTGCTGTTCTATCGGAAGAACTCTTCTTTGAATGAGCCGGGTCGCAAAGAATGTAAACATTCATTACGCGAGGTCTGATCTCAATACGTCTAAGCCACTCTGGATCAAAGACTTGATCGGAACCCGCAATAGGGTTCTGTAGCATCTGGCAGGCCAGAACGTACTGGCCCATTGATGATTTCTTTTTGTCCCACTCTTCATCAGAGAGCAGGATCGGAGTTCCATCCGGGGTTCCGCTTTCTGTCGCCGGATAGATGCGGGTTTCTGTCCCACGATCTATCAGTTCCCGGTAGGTGTCTGCGTAGTGATACCTTGTTCCGATGTACCACTCTCTGTTCGCGCCGCCGGAAAGGTTTTGAGACAGGTCTAGCGATTCTGTTGTTTTCGCGATCTGGTCTGGAGTGTTGACCGAGTCGCGTGTTACCACGTCGTCGTAAATACGAAGGTCGTAGTGACGGGAGATAGGTTGCCCATCCACTAAACCCCATGCTTCAACCGTGGCCTCTTTCGGATTGGACTTACGTTTAACAATAATCCCAGCGTCTTCACCCCACTGTGGCGATTCTTGTCTAGGGTTTGCGTAACAGACATCAGGAAACAAATCCCGAAGAAAGTCGTTAACCTCAAACTCGCGCTTGATTTGTTTTAAAAAGCCTTTAGCGATAGGACGGGTGTGAGAAAAGATTCCTATCGTGATGTTTGGGTCTTTCAGGATTTCCTGAATACTGCCCGCGTAAGTGATGATAGTTGACTTGTAATGTCCCCTAGCCCACAGGTCGAGATGTCCATCAGGATTTCTTTCGACTTCCCTGCAACGCTCATACAGCCACGGATGAACCGCGTCTTTTCGGTTCAGGAGAACAACCAACAGGAACCAGCGATCTATCTTTGCCAGTTCCCTAATGATGTCTTTGTTGTAGTTGCTCTCTAAAAGGTTTTTGTAAAAGTTTCCGCTTTGTTCTAGGGTTGCTTTTGGCAGATAGTCAGAGGCCTTCTCAACGAATTCGTCAAGATTCATCTAGCGGGTTCTCTCTGAACCAAAGCGTGAAACATTTTTTCTCCCCCAGAACTACTGGCATCGCGCCATGCAAGGAATCAGGATGGGCTTTTGATTTATCTTCTCCGACGTTACTAAAGACAAGCATTCGTCTAGCGCGAGGTCTCACGCTGTACCCCAAAACAGGAAAGGCTGTCTCGCCGCCGCCATCTTCAGGAACATCATTGAGGTACACCAGTGCGGTGTAGATTCTTTGACCGCCTTGGTTGTAGTGTTGCCACTGCTCAGAGGATTGATCAAAGGCGTCATAGTGCGGTTCGTACTTCTGACCCTCTCCGTAGTGGAGCAACTGCGCCCGTTCCGCGTGGGATAAATCCATCCCCACAAACGAAGAAATTCTTTTGCAGATATTGTGGAAACTTTCCGTTTTACTGTGATCAATCCAGCGTCTGCATCCAGTGCGGGCCTCTATCGTTTCGCCCTCTCCGTCTTCAGAGCAGACGGTTGACTCTTCCATTTCCCAAACAAAGACAGCGCGTCTGTCTTTTCTTCCTCAGAAATAAAATTGTCTAGTACTGTGATCCCAATCCCCCCGTGGTAAATCGCGGCATTGGGCGCAACTGGTGGATTCATCCCTGCAACAGCGAATGCGCTCGGTTGATTTCTAGCGCTTTGGCGCGGTTACCGGATTTATTAGCCTCTTCCATAGCGCGGACGTAGTTCGCGTAATAGGCATCGTTATTGCGATCACCTCTCAATGATTTCCCGGCGTTTCTTCCCGAATGACCGGGGCCATGCATATAGGTTCCTTGACTCTCCCACTGCCCTCTTGACGCTATTCCCACTGGACTCGGGGGCGGCGGAGGACTTCTCCTCGGCGCTGGCGGCGGTGGCGGGGGCGGAGGAGGCGGAGGTGGGCTTGGCTGTGGCGCAGGCTGTGGCGCAGGCTGTGGGCTTGGCTCCGGGGCTGGCGGCGGAGGGCTTGGCTGTGGCGGATTGAACGGCAACGCCTGATCATTCACAGGCGTTGTTTCAACCACGGGGGCAGGCTCAGGCTCAGGCTGTGCAAACTGATCCCAATATGACCAATCAATATTCACACCTGACGGTATCTGGGTGACGTAATTGCTGACGCCTTCTGAAACCGCCACGTTGGGATTGGGATATGCCTTTCCGGTTACTGGGTCGTAAACGATTACCTGTGCCGTATTGGCTTGGGCCTGAGCATAGGCCGATGGGCCAGTTCCCACCATCTGCTGGCCCTCTTCTGTGGGGTCAGTGGGCGCACCCGTATCTATGGTCGCCTCTACTGCCGTCGCGGCTTGATTAGCGGCTTGCTGACGTATCTCAGCATACCGACGTAGGAAATCTTGGGAGTACATTAGTACTCAGCCTTCCGTAGGGTGTCTTTTTTTAATTCTTCCATCTGTCTGATGGCTCTCTCTGTTGAGTCCTCCATCTGACTAGCAGTCCTGATGTACTTTAGAGAGATGCCTGAATAATGGGGTCTGTTTCGGGGTCGATTTCCTTTTTTGGTTTACCCATATAACCCACGTTTCGGCCTTTAGGTGAGACGTTAATTTTCATATGTACTTAGACCCGTCTTTAGGCTTTCTCTTGGTTTGGCTTTGCCTGTGATCCCTTTGCGCCGACGCGGCAATCGCAACATGAACATCTTTATTCCAACTGCCTTTCCCGTGCTTTTTCTCCCAGTCCCGCTTGGCTTTGCCCATTTGGACTTTTTTCCTCACTCCCCCGCCGGGTGACGCATCCATCACGCCATACTTTTTAACCATGTCGTCGATGTCGCTTTGATTTGCAAAATCTCCGCCGTAATTCTTTTTGCCTTC